GTTTAGTATATATAATAAATATTAATTACCCTAATAACCAGGAAATATCTTCCTTATCACCATATGGGTTTTCCATTTGATATGGGTTTTGCATTTGATTACCACCTTGATAAATGTTAGGTGCTTTATAATTAGTAGAGTGTATCCCTCCTAATGAAGCACGTGCCATATCTACACCTTGTTGTCTAAAGTGTAATGCTGTATCTCTTAAAAACATAGATATACCAAATGCCATAGTTAAATCATCATTGTATCCTGATAATGCTTGTGCTTTACCATTTTTCCAAATAAACGTTCTAAATTCTTCTAATAATCGTTTTGAACGGAATATTACGGATTTTTCGTGAAGATACGAAACTAATTTGGAGACAACAAGTGGTCTCGTCTTCATTGATGTAGTAAATCCAGGAACCATACCTTGACCATTTTCGTATCTGCTAAGATATTGGTCAGCATTGGTCATTGATACATCCATTTTAGGTGAATAGTATAAATTTCTATAACCTCTATCTATTAATTGTTGTATTACAGCCCATCCAATGTTAGCATTTTCAACTACAAGTAAAGCATCATTGTATTCGGTAGCTATAGCATATAGTAAATTACCATAATCTTTGGTTTGGATTTGTGCCTTATATTCGGCAACTTGTGTAGCTTCTTCTATATCAAACACATGGAATGCAGAATAGTCATTTCCATCACCACGAGCAACATCAGCTACTACCATGTAATCCCTAGAATAGTCTGGGATTTGCCATACCCATAAGTTACCATCTATACCTCTACGTTCAACTGGTTCTTGTAAATAAGTTTTTTCGTAAAAGTTTAAAATATCGGGTTCAATTACAGTGTCCCCTGAGGTGCTAAAGTCACAGTCACATTCCTGTGCTGCCATTCTATTACCTAATATAACATCTTGTTCATCTCTCCAAGTTTGGTTACGCTCTGGATGTACAGTCCATGGCAACCTGATTGGTAAAAATGTATTTTCTCTTGCTTCTGCTTTAACCCATGTTGAATGGAACCAGTTACCTGTACCATAAGGTGTAGATAAAGCGATACATCCACCCCCAGTGGCTAGTGTTTGTTGAGCTGAGGCGAATATCTCATCAATTCCATCGATAAATGCTGCCTCATCAATTAATAGCAAAGATACTGCTTCTGATCGTCCAGCATCTGAACTTGCTGCTGTGGCTTTAATTTGAGATCCATTTGCTAACCTCAACGATAATTTATTGTGTTCAACCGTTTTTATCCTAAGCCATGACGGTAATTGATCATAGGCAAATCGTACCTTGGTTACCATGTTTTTGGCTGTTTCCTGCTTAGTTGCAATACATAGTACGTTTCTATCCTTATTAAATAACATCATCCATAAGGCATAGGCAGAACATAATGTTGATATACCTAACTGGCGGGATTTGTTAATAACAATATAGTCTTCATCATGCATATGCATGAGAACTTTTTCTTGGAAAGGATATAAATTGAATTTAATTCTACCACGTTGTGGGTGCTGAATTGTATAATACTTTTTCATAAAATACACCGGATCTTTGGCGCACTTTATAAATTCGCTTTTTATTATACTCTTTAGATTTTCAGCCATTTAATTTTGTATCAATAACAAAAGTATAGCTCCACCCCCAATTGCTGAGCCTATTTGATATAATTTCTTTTGACGTCTTTCTTTTCTTAAAGATTTTTGTAAAGATTGAGTAGCGTATTTTTGGTTTTTTAATTGATTTTTTGATTTATCAATTTGGGATTGATAATTTAATACTTGGGTTTTTAGATTAGCAACTAATTCACTTTGAGTATTTAATTTATCATTAGTTTCAGTTAGGATAGATTGCATAGTTTGCACTTCCTGAGATAAACCATCGAACTGGATTAGGTCTTTAATTACCAGTTTCGCTATTGGCTTTCTTAATTGAATCGTGGAGCTGACGGTATCGTTCTGCGAAAAAGCGTTCCAACTCGTCATCACCAAACCTATCAACAGAATCAAGTTTAGCTTTTGTTTCACGTTTAATAACATTTATTTGGCCTTTTAAATTTTTAATTGCAATATCATAAGAAGATATTTTTTCTTCTAATTCTTTTTCTAATACTACTAAACTATCATTTACTTCTTGTAATTCATTTAATTGAATTTGTAACAGATTAATTTGAGTTTCGTATTGTGAGATATCAACATCGGGTTTATTCTCTTGTTTTAATATATAGAATATAACCAATGCAGTAATGCATATTATAATCGTATTTATTCGATTCAAAGCTTAACGCCTTTTAGTTTTTCATATGCTTTTTTAGCCGCCTGGAATTCAGGAGTTAATTTTTTTAATCTTTCCTTAGCTAATTCTTTATTTTCAGGGCTTTCAAAGCTTTTATACATATCAAGCTCCGTTTGCATTAAATCTTTAAGACGTTGATAGTCTTTTATAATTTTATCTTGTTTAGATGCTTTAGCTTGAACTGTTTTATCTACAGTAGGTGTTTCACCTGGGATTTCTAGTTCAATGTCATCTGCTTCTAACTCGTCTTGTTCAGATACATCTGCAGGGTTAACTACAACATTTGCAATTCTGTCTATATGGCCAGGGATGTATGCTTTAACTTCATCTTCTAAATCGAGGTTACTTGCTTGCATATATATTTCATTCTCTAATCTTTGAGCTTGATCTAAATATGATTTATCTACTTCACCATATCCCAAAGCTTTTTTCTCCATGTTAAATAAAGCATCATGTAGTTTAGCCATTGCTATAACTGATGCTTCTTCTTTAGCTGAAGGTACACCATCTGTATATTCTCCTGCTTTTATATTTTTAAATAGAGTTACAGCTCCTGGGCACATATCAAAATGTTGTGTTTGATACCCATATACATTTATTTCACCTGTACCTTCATTAAAGGCATCTTCGTGTAATACTGTATTATTCCAATTACGAATACTAAAATTATCTTGCATGATAGTATATTTTATTATAAATATTTAAAATTGAATTGTTCCCAACATCTGCTCAATGCGCTCATCAGTTGAACCTTTTAACATATGTACATTTTCACATCTATGACCATATGTGTTCATTGCTTTAATAATAGCTTTATCAATAAGATCTCTATACTCTAAATCAGTTTCTCTAATACCATTATCTTCCATAACAGTTCCTTCAGGAGAAATATAAAAAATATAATCATATTGACCTACGAATACCCTAGCATAATCTTCAAAATATTCTTTATCTTTTAAATCAATAGACTTAGCTAAATTAGTAAATGCTATAACATCTAATATAGTTCTATCAGTTATAACATTTTCTTTCATTAATTCAGCAACACGCTCTGCTAAAAATATAGTTTGACCATTTAATGTAGAATCAGTATTCAATGGAATACCTAGATTCATTAGATATTCACTACGTTCAGTAGCAAATTCATAATCTTTAAATTGACCTAATTCTTTTAATCTATTAACTAATGTAGTTTTACCTACACTCATTGTACCACATAAACCTATTTTCATACTTTATTATTTTAATAACCAACTACTACTTTGAATTTTATCACCAAACCCATCTATCAATTTAATACCTAGTTTTTCACAAACCACGCTTTCTGGTATAGATTTGTTATCTTGATCACCACCATTTGCGAAATATAAGTCCCAAATTTTACCATAATCATTGTAAATTTGTCTTAATGTTTCACATTGTGTTTTATCTAAATCTTGTGAGATTCTTGCTTCACTAACGTATTTAATTGATTTAATTATTTCTAATCTTTCATTTTCGTCTTGAAACTCTTTACTACCTTTTAATTCTCTTTGTAAATCAGAATTTACAATTACTATTAGATAGTCTTCACTAAACTCTCGGGCCGTTCTAAATAACTCTAGATGGCCCTTATGGAGTGGGTTAAAATACCCACTCACTATAACGGCTTTTCTCATATTAAAATCTTGATTGTACTTGTGGATTTTTGTCTGGAGGAACTCCACTACGATCGCGTCTAAATTCTAACCAATCGTCTTTAGTTCTTTGAATACCATATAGGTAGTATTCAGCTTTTCTTCTACTGCCGTCATTATACTTAATGGCAGGACCATTCCAATTGTGGAGTTTGTTGTTGAAAAATGAAATTGTGATTCCTTCGGGGGTTGTAATTGATCTTGTTGACCAATCTTCTTTTACTTTTTTCATATATATAACATTTAAATTAGGCGTAAATATACGAATGGGATCTCGCCCATCCAACTATTTTCGCGATTTTTTTCCCTTAAGGTATGTATTTTCTTCTTCAAGAAATTTAATTTTAACCTTTAAGCCAGATACTGATGATGATAAATCTGTAATAATATCGCGCATTTCATCTTTTTCTTCAGACGATTCAATTAATAATGTTTCTAATTTTGCTACACGTGATTGTAAATCTGCTATAAAATTCTCGTTTGCTTTTTGAGGATTTTGGTATTTTGCAGATTTAAGTTTTACTTTTGTCTCATAGAACCTCCATGCTCCAACACTACTAAGTGCTGATATTATGGCTATTATTAGGTGGATTGCATTTTCTGGCATTTCATGGGGTTTATGTACATATAAATATTAAGCTTGTGGTGTACTTTTATATTTGCTTACAACCTCACTACGTAAATCTAAAAATAGTTTTATTTCATCTTGTGTACCTTTTTCATAAAAAGACATTACGTCATAATTCATTAGAAAGTATAAATCTATAGCTTCTAACATTTCGCCTAGTTCACTATTTGATAAGGTCTTCGGCAACGTAGATTCCTTGTGCTCCACTGACAGTAATTCCTCGAGCTGAAAGAGCGTCTCCGACGAAGTGGACATTTTCATATTTTGTTAGGCTTAAATTGTTATAATTAACTAATGGTTCTGGTGATAAATATTTGACTTCTGGTATGTAAATACCCCAATCATGAGATAAGGTCGGGAATACCTTTTTCATATCAGAAATAAAATCATCTATATACTGAAAATATCCATCAAATTGTTCTCTTACTGTATCTAATTCTTCACTATTAATTTGTATAGCAGATACATCTATACCTTCTGATGTGGTTGATGGTTTACGAGATGGGCTATAATATAAACCAGTACCTTCTTTATTTACAGATTGTACTACATTTCTTGACCAATCAAATGGTTTTTCGATACCATTAATTTCCATTAATATACCAAAATTAGTCATATCATTACGGAATGCTTCATCTTTCTTAGCATGTCCATTGTAACTATGATCACCATATGTTTGTTCTACTGCTACATATGCTGCATTATTATTTGTACAGAATGAGCGTAATGATACACCTTTATCTTCAAATTTTCTATATAATTTGAAATCATAAGATACATCAATTAATTTTTGGAAGTGTTTTTGTGGTGCTTCAAATCGTACTCCAATTTGTA